GTATGTTTGACAAGATTTCCGGCAAAAAGGTCAAATACGAAGTCATCAAAGGTGCAATGACACCAATTGGCCTGTACTGCACCCTGTATCGCTACAGTGATCCCAAAAACGTCTTGGTATTTGATGACTGCGACAGCATCTTGCTTGACGACATTGCACTGAACATTCTCAAGGCTGCTCTGGATTCAGGCAAACGACGTAGAATTTACTGGAACTCCGACTCCAGCATGTTGCGCCGCGAAGGCGTGCCGGATCAGTTTGACTTCAAAGGTTCGGTGATCTTTATCACTAACTTGAAGTTTGACAATCTCAAATCCAAGAAACTACAAGATCACTTGGAGGCTTTGCAGAGTCGTTGTCACTTCTTGGACCTAACGCTCAACACCATGCGCGACAAGTATCTGCGTATCAAACAGATTTTCCGCAAAGGCGATCTGTTTCAGGACTATGACTTCACACCAGAAATGGGCGAAGAAATCCTGGATTTTATGTACACTAACAAAGATCGCCTGCGTGAAATGAGTCTGCGTATGGCACTGAAGATCGCAGACTTGACCAAAGTCAGCTCAAACTGGAAGGCACTGGCCGAGACAACCTGCATGCGCCATGTGTAATTGATTGCTCCAGGGGGCTATACAGTCCCCAGGGATTGAATTGATTCGCTCCAATTCAATCCTTTAGGCACCCTAGGGTGCCTATTTTTTTGACTTTTGTAAATAAAGCCTGTATACTATTGACAATGAAACAGGCCAGACTTATTATACGCGACGAAGTCAATGTTAAAATTGAAGGTCTTGAACTAGACGCTCGCCGTTACCTATCAAATAAATTCAAATACGAAGATCCACGTGCAAGATATCTTCCCAGTGTGCGCTTGGGACGATGGGACGGCAAGGTTGCTTATTTCCAATTGGGCGGCAGTACCTATGTCAATCTACTGCCAGAGATTATTCCTTATCTTGAAGCTCAGAACTATGATATTGAGCTTGATGATCAGCGAGACTACAACAATACCTACAACTTTACCAAACTAACTGCAGATCGGTATCGTCATGTGACATGGCCCAAGGGTCATCCCCGAGCCGGTGAACCCATTGAGTTCAGAGACTATCAACTTGAGATAGTCAACAATTTTTTAGAAAATCCACAGAGCATACAAGAAGTAGCCACTGGCGCTGGTAAAACTCTTATGACTGCTGCACTCAGCGATGCAGTCAGTGCCTATGGACGCAGTATTGTAATTGTACCCAATAAAGATCTTGTCAGACAAACCGAGGCCGACTACATCAATCTAGGACTTGATGTGGGTGTGTACTTTGGTGATAGAAAAGACTACAACCATCAACATGTTATTTGCACCTGGCAAAGTCTCAACAATATATTTAAAAACAGCAAGGAGAATTTGGGCGGGGTGTCGTTGGATGAATTCTTAAATGACGTGGTGTGTATTATTGTGGATGAAGTACACATGGCCAAAGCCGATGTATTAAAGACCATGCTCACAGGTGCCATGTCACATATACCTATTCGTTGGGGCTTGACTGGTACCATACCCAAAGAACAGTTTGAATACCAGGCACTGCATGTGAGTCTTGGTCCAGTTATCAGTAGACTCAGTGCAGCAGAATTGCAAGATCGTGGAGTGCTAGCACAGTGCCATGTCAATATTGTACAGTTGGTCGATCACAAAGAATACGGAAATTATCAAAGTGAGCTTAAATACTTGCTGGATGACGCGGACAGACTAAATGCCATGGCTGACATTGTACGCGGCATCAGTGAAACAGGCAATACGTTGGTACTTGTTGATAGAATCTCGGCAGGTAATGCAATATTACAACGATTGCCAGATGCTGTTTTTGTATCAGGTGGTACCAAATCAACTGAAAGAAAAGAACACTATGACGAAGTGGCAACGGCATCAACAAAAACAATTATCGCTACTTACGGCGTTGCTGCTGTGGGTATCAATATTCCCCGCATTTTTAATCTTGTTCTCATTGAGCCTGGCAAATCTTTTGTTAGAGTTATTCAAAGCATTGGTCGCGGCATTCGCAAGGCCGAAGACAAAGACTTTGTACAGATCTGGGATATTACATCCACCTGTAAGTTCGCAAAACGACATTTGACCAAACGCAAGGCTTATTACAAAGAAGCCGAATATCCATTCACGCAGCAAAGATTTGAGTGGGAGTAAAAACTATGACTGTAAAAATTAAAGATATTCAAATTGGAACAGGACAACCGTTGACTGTGATTGCCGGACCCTGCCAAATTGAATCGCGTACTCATGCCATGATGATGGCCACAGCACTGAAAAAAATTTGCAGAGACTTGGGCGTAAACTTCGTCTACAAAAGCAGTTTTGACAAAGCCAATCGCACCAGCATTGACACCAAGCGAGGCCTTGGGATCGACGAAGGTCTAAACATTTTATACGATGTAAAAAAATATGTTGAAGTACCGGTGTTGACAGACATACACCTTCCCCAACACGCCGAGCATTGCCGCAATGCGGGCATTGATGTTATACAAATTCCGGCTTTTTTGTCAAGGCAGACAGATCTACTTTTGGCTGCCGGTGAAACTGGCTTGGTAGTCAACATCAAAAAAGGGCAGTTCATGGCACCTGCAGACATTGCTCGAGCCGCAGAAAAAATTGCCAGCACCGGTAATACAAACATCTTACTTTGTGAACGAGGAGTAACTCATGGATACAATAATCTTGTGGTTGATATGCGCAGTCTGCCTATCATGCAGCGTACTGGCTATCCAGTGGTGTTTGATTGCACTCATTCAGTACAGCAACCAGGAGGAATGGGAACACATTCTGGCGGGGATCGCGGGATGGTACCCTACCTTGCCCGAGCAGCAGTAGCCACTGGCGTAGTAGATGCGGTGTTTATTGAAACACATGAAGATCCTGATCGCGCACCCAGCGACGGGCCAAATATGATACCGCTGCACAACATGGCCGAGCTTGTGAGACAACTAAGAGATTTACACCAACAGGTTGCATCCTGGCCTAAAACATGTTAAAATAATACTATGAGAATTTTAACCCTAGACAACGAACCTTATGATTTAAATACGTTACCTGAGCAAGTGGACGATTTACGTTTTGCTATATTAGACAACTCAAATCCCACAGATCCTGACTACCACTATATTCCGTTGATCTTTCTAGAAAGTTTCAATAGTCCAGCACTGGTATTGCGAATTGGCGACCATAAAATTAAAATGCCTGTGGATTGGCAAATATTGATTGGTGAACCTGATCTTGGTGACTTAGAAGTACTACCACTTACATCAATCAATGATCGAGGATTCAGTGTGTTTGAATTCAACCCCTTGACTAGCTTCAGACCCAGTTTCCCACGTATAGAAATTGTAGACGTTTATCATGACGTAAACTGGTTCGCACCCAAACTCAAAAACGGACAGATGTTGGCAGTGCCAATCAATGATGGCGTCAAGCCGCAGTGTGTGTATTTTGTCAAAGACATCAGTCGTAACTGTGAAATAGTCAACTATCAACGAGCATGGTAACATCGTCTTGGCCCCGAGCACCCATAAACTTTGACACTGACTATGCGACCATAGTGTTGTATCCCTGGGGCGGCGGTGGAAAGTTTTTGATCAATTCTTTGGGTGTTGCTACCAATGCATGTTTTCAAGACATTTGGCGCACACGAAATCAGATGGTGGGGTTGTACAACTCCACCGACAAAAAGAATTTAATATTAGATTCACTCAAAGATACTGTTACACACTGGGTTGACTTTAACATGGGTGCCAATGTATTGACCGGGGTTGAAGAAGATTACTACATTTCAAATGGTGCAAGCACTGCACAATATTGGCCCTGGCATCATGAGTTCAGTGTGTTGACCAACTCGCCCATGCATTTTTTCCTGGACACTCATAGTCCGATATATCTGAAATCTATGTTAAAAGTTTGGCCTTGTGCCAATGTCATTGTCATAGAAGACTGCCAGGAAATTTATCAACATAGAAACTTCAATCCCAATCGGTTTGGCCTACAAGATTATTGGGACAACATACGAGGAGACGAATCCTGGCCCGAAGCAGCACCAGAAACTTGGCCTGAGATTCAAGCACTGCCTTGGGAAATCATCGAAGAGTTAGATGAACTGTTTGGTTTTGAAATACTGCGATTTGTATATCACCCCGAAGCACAAGCAGCATTTGATCGGGATCGGCGAGATCAAATTAGAGATATATTGGAGCAATATCCCAATAATCGTAAAATTGAATTGTCGGGGTCAATGTATATGTCTGCAACTCAAACACAAGATGCTGTCAAGCAGTGTTATCAGTTACTTGGGCTTGAAGATTTTGACATTGATTTTGTAAACAAGTATTATACACAATGGTTTGAAACAATTTCTCGAGCACGGATTATTCCACAATGAGTGATAAATTAACTATTCAAAATGAAATGCGTGAGTTTGATCTCAAGAACAGATCATTCTATGACGAACTCACCGACGAAGAACGCAAAAAGTTTTCAAATTATCTAATGATTCGTTGGGGTAGTTCGGTCACTGGATCTAGAGAGTTACAGGAATTCTATGTGATTGCCACAAATGAACGATTGAACAAGCATTTTTTTGCCATCAATCGCCACCCCAAATTACAGTGGCTATGTGCTACGGCAGTGAGTCCGGGAATGGGAGCGTATCGTCATCAATGGATCTCTCCCAAGAAGAAAGAAGCCAGCGGGTCAGGCACTGTCAAAAAACAACTGTTGGCATTATTCCCTAACATGAAGCCTGCGGACATTGATACATTGTCTTGCCTAACTACACAAAAAGAAATAGATGCATACCAGCGAGAACTCGGCAACAGCTGAATCACATCAGTGTCGCTATTGCGAAAAAGAATTTCGCAAGGAATCCACGCTCGCGGCACATCTTTGTGAACCCAAACGTCGTTGGCAACAAGAAACAGAAACAGGTGTGCAATTTGGTCTTAGAGCATACTTACAGTTCTATGAATCTACACAGGGCAGCGCCAAGCTGAAAAATTATGCAGATTTCGTTAACAGTCCTTATTATAATGCTTTCGTTCGTTACGGCAGATATTTGGTTGGTGTTCGGGCTATCAATAGCACTAGTTTTACTGCATGGCTCTTGAAGAACAACAAGAAATTAGACTATTGGTGCAAGGACAGTTTTTATGAAGAATGGCTACACGAATACCTACGCAGAGAATCCGCGCAAGACGCTCTGGAGCGAGGTCTCAAAGAAATGGAGGAATATGTACTTACTGGAAACAGTGATCTGGCCCACTATAGCGATTACTTTAGGTTTGGCAACAGTAATCGTATTTGCCATCATATTTCTAGCGGTCGCATCAGCTCTTGGATTGTTTACAATTGCGATAGTGGGATTGAGTGGCTTGATAGTATTGGCCCGGAGCATTTGGGTTTGGTTATTAATTGGATTGATCCTGGTCATTGGAATCGTAGATTTCAAGACAACTCTGCTGATGTTGAATGGACTAGGCATAT